TTATCATATAGATGATGATTTAGAACACATAAAAAAGAATGGTAAGGCAAATAAAGACAGATCAAAAGGCTGTATGTGTGTTTACAGAAGATTTGTTAATACTGATGTACCGTGTGAGATGCCTGTCGCTTTTTATACTGATCGACCAGAAAGCAAAGCTATTTTTTACGAAAATTGCTTAAAATTAGCTATCTTTTACGACAGTCTTGTGTTAGTTGAATACAATGACGATGGTTTTTTAAAATATTTTATTGAAAAAAAGATGACTAGGTATTTAAAAGAAAGGCCTCGTTCTGCTGATTCTCCTTATTCTGTTGTAGCCAACAAGTATGGGGTTCATATGAAAACTCATCAGAAAAAACTAATAACAGAATTGATTGACGAATACATAAAAACGAGTTGGGAAGACATTTACTTCTTAAAACTTTTAATAGAGTTAACCGTTTATGGAACTAAGAACACAGATAGAGCAATGGCTTTTGGTATAGCCTTATTGCATGATATGGATAATTTGAGAAAAGTAACTCATAAAAAAGACAAAGAAGAAGAAAGAATGCATATACCACATTTTGCTAAAGATAGTTCAGGTAATATTATTTCTATACATAATAAAAATAACTCAAACCTAAATAATTCAAGCAGAAAAGCTACTTTTGATTATAACTTTGATGAAGAATAAATAATATGAAATTTTCAAAACAAAACATACCAGAATCTCAGAAAACTAAAGAATGGCATAATGGCTGTCTTGATGATATTTTAAAATATAACAAATCAAGTTCAAGTTATGCTGCTGAAAAAACAAAAGATTATGAAAACTATTTATTAGTTACGGGGCAGTTTGATAAAAAACAATTTAAATATGTTACAGACATGTATGGAATTACAGCTCCTGCTCGTTTTGTTAATTATCCTATCATAATGCCTAAGATTGATTTATTGGCTGGTGAGATAGTTTCTCAACCATTAAAGTGGTCAGTAAATGTTGTTAACAGAAATGCTATTAGAAGAAAAAACGAAAAGAAAATTCAAATGGCAGCAGAAGTAATTCTAAAGCCTATAAGAAGAGAAATAGAAAAAGCACTTGGTACTGAATTAAAAGATGAAGAAATTGGGGAAGAAGTTCCCGAAGATGTAGAACAATTTCAAAACAAAAGATTTAGAGACATTGTAGAAGAGCAAGTTCATGTTGGATTAAATTTCATATCACAAAAACAAAAACTAAAATCTGTTTTTAAAAGAGGGTTTTATGATTTAACAATTACAGGAAAAGAATTTTATAGAGTTACCGTAAAAAACAGAGACCCTTATATTGAAAGAATTGATCCTCGCTCTGTAATATATGATTTTGATTCTGACAAAGAGAACTTACAAGATTCTAAATTTGCAGGTCTTGATAATTGGTACACTGTTAATGAAATAGTAGACAGGTTTCAACTTTCAGGAAGTGTAGTTGATGAATTAGAAAAATTAGAAAAAATGGATTCTAATTCTATTAACGAATTAAATTCTGGCTACGATTGTTACATGAGTAGTAATTCTACAAATTTAAAAGTTCGTGTTGTTGATGTTGAATGGAAATCATTCAAAACAATGAAATATAAAGTAACTCCTAATAAATATGATAAGTCTATTGACTTTTATAAAATGGTCAAAGATGATTATAAAGGTAAAGATGGAGAAAAGGTTGTTACAAAAGTTATTTCTGATGTAAGGTATGCAATAAGAGCTGGTCATGAAATTCTTTTAGCTTGGGGGAGAAAACCAAACATTGTTAGACATGAAGATAATTATGCTAATTGTAAATTAGGTTTTTTTGGAATTATTAAAAACAGTTTTAATTCTCAAACACTATCTGTAGTTGATTCTCTTAAAAACATTCAAATACTTTATAATCTTGTTATGTATCAAGTTGATTTAGCAATGGCAAGATCAGGAGGTAAAGCTTTAGTTTATGATGTTTCTCAAAAACCTAAAAACGTACCATTAGAAGATGTAATGTATCATGCAAAAAACTCTGGACTTGTTATTATAAACAGTAGATCAGAAGGAATGCAAGGAAGTTCTTTTAATCAATTTCAACAAATTGATTTAACATTATCTCAATCTATTGGTCAATTAATTAATTTAAAAGTAATGCTTGAGCAGACAGCTGATCAGTTAACAGGTATTACTGCTTCTCGGTCTGGTATAAGCAAATCAAGTGACGCTGTTGGTGTAAATGAAAGGAGTGTTATGCAGTCTACGTTGATTACTGCACCATTGTTCGATTTACATTATGATATAATCGGAGATGTAATGAACGAGGCTGCTAACTTGTTTAGGTATTGTTGGTCAGAGGAAAACAGAATGATAAATGTTTTTGGAGATATGGGATTTGAAACATTCAAATGGGATAAATCTTCAGCATTAGACGAATATGGAATTTTTGTAGAAAACTCTTCAAAAGAGCTACAAAGAAAACAATCTATGTTCTCTTTAATGGATAGAATGGCTTCTACAGGAAGTCTTGATCCAATTTCAAGTATTAAAGCTATGAACGCTGAATCAGCTTCTGAAGTTGAATCTATACTTGTTAAAGGAATGAAAACTATGCAAGAAATGCAACAACAACAAAGTCAACAGCAAAGTGAAATTGCTCAACAAGCAAATGAAATAAATCAACAAAAAATAAATGTTCCAATTGAAGTTGCTAAAATTAAAGCAGAAGCTGACATAAGAACTACTGCTATGAAATTAGAAGGAGAAGAAAATATAAATTCTTTTAATTCTGAAAGAGCAGAAGATATGCAGTCTGTAGAGTCTCAATCAAAATTAGATCAACAAATGTTGGCAGATTCAAATAAAGAAACTCAGATGATGAACGATCAGTCAGAACAATTAAATGAAGAATCAAATGAAGTAAATCAATAATTGTTATAATAATTAATTAAATTTAGACATGAGTATAGAAGAAAAAGAAAAAGAAAACGGACTAAGCGAAGAAAACAAAGGAGATATTTTTGATTTCAGTGCTTTCACAGAACCAGTAAAAACTTTAGAAGTAAAAGAAGAAAAAGCTCCTGAAAGAGAAAAACAGGTTGAAACAGAAAAAAGTAATGATGGCGAAAATGCTAATTCTTTTAGTGATAGTGATAAGTCAGATAGAAGCGACAATAATTTTATTTGGGGTGATGCTATTCCTGACCGAAATAGCAATAGTTTTAATCAGAATGAAACAAAAACTGAAAACGCTAACGAAACAATTAAAACAGAAGAGAGTAAAGAAGTTAATAAAGAAGTAGATAATAAAGAAATTTCTATTTCAGAAGATCAATTTAGTTATGTAGCTAATGAGTTAAATTTAAAAGCAAAAAACATAAACGAATTAAAAGAATCATTAACTGATATTGTTAATGAAAATAAAAGATTAAAAGAAAACTACCCGAAAACTAATGAAAAAATTGGAAATTACAAAAAACTTCTTAATTTAGAAGATAAAGATTTAGTAACCGAAAATTTAAAGGTTGATGGGTTTGAAGGAAAAGAATTAGAAAATGCTATTGAAAGATATTTAGATAACGATATTTTAGATATAGAAGCCAAAAAAATACGCAACACCTTAACCAGTGCTATTGACTTTGAGAAAAAAGAGTTAATTAACGCCGAAGCTAATGAAATTGCAAAGCAAAATCAAGAGCGAGAAGATGGTATAAGGGAATTAAATTCTTATTTAGGTTCAACGGACCAAATGTTTGGGTTTAAGATGGCAACTTCTGACAAAGTGGACAATGTTCGAAAAGATCATGAAGAATACATCACAAGCGGAAATTACTTAAATGAAATCACTTCGAGTTCTTCATCATTAGCTGAATCAGCTTGGTTATGGAGAAACAGAGAAACTATTTTAAAAGCTATGAGAAATCAAGGCTTTAATAGTGGTCGTGCTGATATCATTAAAGAAATTGGCAATCCTGACGCAAATGCAGGAACAAGAACATTTGCAGACCCGAGTACAGGAGAGGGATTTGATCCTGGAAAATTTGGAATAAGAAATAAATAATTATTAATTTTTAATAAAAAAAAATATGCAGTTTCACAAAGGAACATACGGAAAAGAAACTATTGAAGCGAATTCTTTAGTTCAAAATCTTTTGAAATACCCAGAAATTTCAAAAACATTAATCAGACAATACCCTCAGTATTCTCTTAACTATTTTGTAGATGGAACTTCTCGTTTTGCTAAAGAAGACTTAATTGGAGACAATTCATTCAAGTGGGCAATCTTAGGAAGATTAAACAGACCTTCAACTTTAACAGGTGGTGGTGCAGGAAATGGTCTAGGAATTGGAACATTTACTTTTGAAACAGAAGAAAACTATTTAAATCCTAACGATGTAGTTAAGTTTAAAGATGGTACTCAAGCAATTATTTTAGGTGAGCCAGTAGCATCTGCTCTTGGTTATACATTTTCTGCAAAACTTCAAACTAATGATGTTACTAAAATTTTAGCAGCAGGAAACATAGGAATAGGATTGACTGTTAACACAGCAGGTAACGCATTTCCTGAAGGATCAGAAAGAGGTTATGAAAACCATGTTTACCCAGATTGGTATGTAAACTATTTAGGAACATCAAGAAAGGCAAAATCTATTACAGGTTCAGCTTTAACTGATATTACTTGGATTGAAAACAACGGACAAAGACTTTGGTTTTTTACAGATCAAAAGTTAATGGAAGAAGAGTTTTTATATCAAAGAGAACTTTCTGATTGGTATGACGAATCAACAATGGATGCTAATGGTAATCCAATGGTTTTTGGAACTGATGGAAAAGCTATTATTAAAGGAGATGGTGTTCTTAAACAAATTGATGCTGCAAACGTAGATACTTACAACGGAGCGTTAAGTGAAGAAAGAATTACTGATTTCTTAGCACAATTGGCTTTAAGTACAGGTTCTATTTCTTCTCATTGGATGGTTTTTACTGGTACTGCTGGTAGAGTTGCTTTTCATAGAGCTATGAAAGAATTAGTTTACCCAAGTGGTAACTTAGTATATGATGCTAAAGTTGGAATGGAAATGGAAATAGGTGTTAATTTTACGACTTACAATGCTTTAGGTCATAGATTAACATTGGTTCACAATCCATTATTTGATGATAAAAACATACACACTGATATTGATCCTGCAACTGGTTATCCAAAAGAATCTTTCAGAATGGTGTTTTTAGATTTTGGTTCAACTGATGGTGTATCAAATGTAGAAAGAAAAATTAAAGGAGCAGGTGGAATTGACCGTTCTATGATTGTTAAGTATATCCCAGGAATGGTAGATCCTTTCGATCAAGGTTCAATGAAAGCTGCAAATTCAAGAGATGCTTTTACTTGTGAGATTCTTTCTGAATCTTGTATGGTAGTTAGAAATCCTCTTTCTTGTGGACAATTAATTTTTGCATAAAAAAAACAAATTTAAGAGAAAAAGAAAATGACTTATACAAAAGCAGAAGTGAAAGACTTGACAAAAGGAGTAGATTCATCAGGTATAGTAGAAGTGCGTTTGGTTGACCCCAAACGTACTGGTACTATAACAGTTAGAGGATTTAACGAAATTGATAAATACGGTTCTCATAAATGGAGAGAGTTAGTTGATGGAAATGGAGTAATTAGGGTAGTTAAAATTCAAAGAAAAAGAAGTTTAAACCTTAGTTCCGACAATGACAGAATACTTTATGCTCACTTACAAAAACACACACATTTTGTAAACGGTCCAAGACCTTTATTAAAACTTGTGAATGTTGAAGAACAAGCTAAAGATTTTATCTCTCATAGAGAAATTAAAACTGAAGCTGAATCATTAGTTAAAAACTTTAGTGATGAAAAACTAAAAGATTTAGCAAGAGTATTGACTATTAATGTTAGAAGAAATTCAAGCATTACTGTATTAAAAAGAGAGCTTTATAATTTTATAGATTTACATGATAACAAAGCTCAAATATCTAATGCAGAAAAGTTAGTAAACGAAGTTAACTCTGAAGATTATGAAACTAAAGTGTTGCTAAGAAAAGCGATGTCAGAAGATATTATTAAAGAATCTTTGAATCGTTTAATGTTTGGTACAATTAGTTTAGGTACTTCTTTTAGTTCAGCAGTTCAATGGGCAAGGAATAATAAAGATTTATTAGCAGAAATTGAGACAAGTTTAAAAAACAAAAAATAAGATGAATATAGTTGAAATGCATACCTTATGTGATTTGCTTATAGATAAAGCAAATGCTCCTTGGTTTTCCTCTCAAGAAAAAGATGATTTTATTAATTTAGCTCAAGCTGAATATGTAGATAAAAACTATAGACTTTTTGAAAAAGATGAAGAAGTTAGAGCAAAGCTTAATAATCTAGTTCGCAGTATTGCATTAGGTACAACTCAACAAATATTGTTATCGGCTATAACTGATTTTCGTTATGCTCTTAGATTAAAAGGAACAGCCCCCAACAAGTGTGGCAGATTAATAAGCCAACCTATTGTACCAGTGCAATGGGATGATGAAGCTGAAAATCAACTAGATCCATTTAACAAAGCAACAGATCAGAATATGGGTTATACCCAAGAAAATGTGGTAAGTATCGGAAATGTGTTTAACATATTATCCGATACTATTCCTACTCTTGTTTCTTTAGTTTATTTAAAAACTCCAATTAATGTTCTTAATGATGTTGTTACTCCTGCAAATAATATTGCCTGTGAATTAGCACCTTCATCGCATGAAGAAATTGTTAATTTAGCAGTTAGAAAAATGTTAGGTACTGTTGAAAATCAAACTCAATATCAAGTTCAAGCCAATGAAATAGTAAGTCAAAATCAAAATCAATAATTTTGTTAAAAAACAATTAAATAAATATAAAAATAATTTTAAAATAAATTAAAATGAGAAACGAAATCGCAGTTGTAAACAACACAGCAGGTTATGCACCAGCTCTTGCAAATGGAAATGTAGAATTGTCTCAAGGCTTTTCAGTTCCTGTAGGATTCTTAAAAGGAGCAAACGTAGTAAACGTAGTACACGCAGCTGGTACAGGAAGTGCTGTAATAATTACATTTGGAGGAACTTTTGGTTTAGCTGATACTGCTAAAATAGTAATTGAATCTAATTTAACTAGCAGACAAAAATTTGTTAAAGCTTATACTGTTACAATTACTTCTGATTTAATTGGAGCAACAGCAGCAGCAACTAGAACAAATGTAGCTAATGCTTTTAAAAATAAATTTTTAAGAGAAATTAATGCAGGACTATTAGATTATCCAATATCTACAGCAGTAGTTTCTGGTGCTGCAAATAATGTACTTACAATTACTCAAAAAGGTAAAGCTCAAGCAGGTATTTCAGGTAGTGGTTATTCAGATGGTGCTGGAACTTTAGTTAAAACTTCAGTAGCTTTTGTACCTTCTAATGGTACTGCTGCTGATCTTAAATTAAAAGGTATTAAAGCTTCAGATATAACTTCTGCTTCTTATGATACTGTAAAAATTGATTTAAGTATTGATGCTGCTATTCCTTTTATTGATTCAAAAGGAGTAATAGTAAAAGAACTTTATTTATTTGTTGTAGCAGGAAGAGGTGCAGCTACTAAAACTGCAATAGATGCGTTTTAATAATGAATAATAACAAATTAAAAGCCTGTGTACTATCACAGGCTTTTTTTTATTAAATTTATAATATGGCAACATTTAATCAATTAGCTTATAACATTAGAAATATAGCCAATAGAGGTCAAGGAAATTCAGATGACGAAAGACTAAAGATTAGTCAAGTTAAATTTTGGATTCAATATTATAGGTCTGAAGGAATTAATCAATTTACAGATTACGGAAAAGACATTAATCCACAGTTAATTCAAGACCTCGGTATTATTCCTTTAATAGAAGTTGATAAAACTGATTCTAATTGTCCTAATGTAACTTGGGGTTGTAAAATTAAAAAAGTTGTTTTGCCAAAGTTTGTTGGATTTCCAAAAGGAAGAGCTGTTTCTTTTTTAGGAAAAATAGATAAAATAACTCCATTTATAAAAGGAGATGCTGACACTGAATATTTTAAATCTGAAACTAGATTTGGTAAAATAATGTCAAGAGGACATATTATTGGTCAAAATTATTATTTAGAATTATCAAAAAATGATGCTGACCTTAAATACATTAATGTTCGTGGTGTTTTTGAAGATCCTACTTCTATAAATACTTATGCTAAAACAGGTTGTGAACCAAAATGTTTTGACGATGAAACAGATGAATACCCATTACCGTTAAATATGTATGTATATGTTTTAACTAACATATTACAAAAAGAACTTGCATATAGCGAACAAGCTGTTAATGATGAATTAAACGATGCAAGAGAGGGTTATGCAAAAATGGGATAATAAAGGAAGAGTTAATTTATTTGGTATTTATTGTTCTGCAATAGATCAAATAAAAAAAGATTTATCAAACAAACCTCACTTAAAAAAAAGAACAATTACTTATAGAGAGTTTTATTTAATAATTTCTATTTACTTTACTGAAATATTTAATATTGTTCTTTCAGGATTAAAATATAATTTATTTAATAGATTTGGTTCTATTAGAATAGTTAAAACTAAATTAAACAGATATAAACCTATATATTACAAACCAACAGATACAAACGAAAATTACACTAAAGGATATTGGCATTTTATTTTTTTTGATGCTCCTAAAAAATGGCGAAAACATAATTTTGTTTTTAGTAGAAAATACAAGGGATTAATGATGAATAAAATTAATTCGGGTTTTGAGTTCCCAGACTTTACTCAAGAGGGTAATAAAGGTTTTATTTATAAAGTAAAATAAAAATGGAAGGAAACAAAATATCAATTAAAAGAATTATAGGTAATGTTATTGGTAATTTACAAATAAAAAATGTTAATTCTTGCATAGATGATTTTGCAAGATGGGCATTAGAAGCTGAAAACTTTATAGGAACTTCAAATAGCTATGTGCATAAAGAATGTTTAATAAAATTTAAAGGAATGAAAGCATGTATTCCTGATGATGTAATCTATATAAATGCATTAAAATACAATAATTATCAAATTGAACTTACCAATAAAAACTTCACTATGTTTGATAAAGGAGCTTCTAACGGAGGTTCTAAACACTTGGCTACTGTTTCTTCAGCTAAATTAAATACTGGCGTTACATCTCAATCTAACGTTAATGATTTAAACAATAATGTAGTCTTCTCTATTAAAAATAGATATATATACATAAATTCAAAATCTATTGAAGAAATTGGTATTTCTTACGAAGGTATTGCTTTAGACGAAAATGGATGGCCTGAGATTTCGGAAAGCCACGAACAAGCAGTTCAACAATATTTAATGTGGCAGTATAAAGTTGCTGAGTATGTAAATGGAAAAATACCTCAACATGTTTATGCTACTCTTGAACGTAGGTGGTATGAGTTGTGTGCTCAAGCAAGAGGAGATGACGAATTACCTTCTCAATCGGAAATGGAATATTTAGGTAACATGATGAATCAGTTAATGCCTTTACCAAATAAAAAATTCTTCTAATGACAAAAATTAGCAAAAACATATTTAGTAAGGGTCTTAGCAAAGATTACGATTCTTCAAATGTGTCTGCATATTCAATGATTGATAACATTAACGGTAGATTAATGTTTAATGATAAAGGAACTTTAGATTGGGTTGAAGATAATGGAAATAAAATTTCCTTTACTATAAGTGCTAACAACGGTACTGATCCTAATCCATACAATCCAATTGGTTATACGGGAGATGGAAACATTAAAGTTATTTTTTCTGTTTCTACTGTAGAAACAACTCCTGGTTCTGGATTGTTTTTTTCAGAAATAGGTATAATTGGTACTGATTCTGAAGGTAATGGAACTTATGCAACTTTGTTTAATGATTCTTCTGATCCTGACCTTTTAAATTTTAATTCTATTAATCAAATATGTGCTAGATTTTTATATGAAAATGATAAAATAATTAGAGTGTTTTGGGTTGATGGTGTTAAAACAACAGTTCCTAAATCAAATCCACCAAGAGTTTTTACTTTTAAATTTAATAATAATTTTAATAGAAATGTTGTCACTGCTTATACTCCTGTTAGTTCTTCGGTACATAGTATTAATAGTCAAGCGGACTTTTTTCCAGGAATAATTAAGTTTGTCCAAACTATATCAGGAAATCTTCTTACAGGTGTTTATCAATACTCATACAGGTTAATTACTATTGATGGTTATGCTACTCCTTGGATAACTCCTACAAGAAAATTCTTTGTTACTTCTGATTCTGTAAGTAATACAAATTGGAATGTATATGAAATGGAAGGTAGTGGAGTAAATTCTGGTAAAGGAAATGAAATTCAAATAAAAGGAATTGATCAAAGATATTACCGTATTCAAGTTGCATATTTATTTTCAGAGTCTAATGCACAAATAAAAGAATCAGGTACTTTTATTGATGTATTAATTGATAAAACTACTGGTGGAAATATAGAATCTTTTAATCATGTTGCTAATAATGGAGTTCCTGTTGCAGTTGACGAAATTGCAGGAAGATTTCAAGGAATAGCAGGAGCTAAAACTTTAGACATAAAAGATTCTACTTTGTATTATGGTAATCTAAACGAAAATGTACTTGAAGTAACAAATGCTGAAATAGAAAATGTTTTAGCAAACCTTACTATAGTTCCTACTTTTAGAGATATGACTTCTGACACAAATTCTCTAGGTCCAAGTACTCCGCCAATAACTCATCAAAATTTATATAATAATAGCACTATTCAAAAAAGAATGTTTTCAGGTTCTTTTGAAAATTATAATCTTAACAATGATTATTCTAATTACAAAGGAACTCAAGTTGAGAATTTGTTTACTGGTTATTTTAGAGGAGAAACTTATAGATTTGCAATTGTTTTTTACGATAAACTAGGTTATCCATATTTTGCTTTTCATTTAGCTGATTTTAAATTTCCAGAACAACATAGTACAGATTACACATATGAAAGATTAAAACTTGATGGAAGTGTAGTTAATGTTTCAGCATCTTTATCTCAACCTGCTTGCCCAACTAATGATTATTTGTATGCTCCAATAACAAGTGATCCTATTGTTTTAAACGATCCTTTTCATGTTGCTAGTTATTCTCATTTAAGAATAATGGGAATTGACGTTAGTGGTATTGACATATCGGGAATTAAAGATAAAATTAGTGGATTTTCTATAGTTCGTACTGACAGAGATGTTACAATTATTAATCAAGGTATATTGTTACCTGCTGTTATTGATGCTGATGCAGGTTCTAGAACAAATCCTCTTCCTGTTGCTCATCAAGGTTTTGCTAATGTTGGTGGTGTTCTAACATTACTTGGAGTTGTAAATCAAAGTGGAAATAATGGATATAGAATAAGACCTAATCAATCTTTGTTTTATTCTCCTGAAAATGATTTTGATATATCTACTATTCCTGTTGTTCAAACGCCAGATAGATTAAAAATAGTAGGTTCTTGTTATAAACAAGCATCACAAGTAGGAACAGTAAGTGGTTATAATAACGGTATTCATCATACTTATGCTGATACAAATGCTTCAAATCCTACAGATCATAGATGGAAATCTCCTCAAATAATAAGTAAATGGTATAGGTCTTTAAATCTTTATCATAATAGTATAAATGACTCTACTATACCTCAATATGGAGCTACTGCTAGTATAGTATATCAAAAAATTCTTGGATTAGCTGAACAAGCTCCTAATTATGAACTTGGGCTTGATTTTCATAATAGTGCTTCTTATGATACTGCTAATTGGCCAAATGTTGAAGGTTTTGGAGATAGTGGAGACCCTTATGATATGTGGGGTAAAAACACTATTTTATATAAACATACTAATTTTGGAATATCTTCTGCTTGTAGATTTAACTACAATTCTACTTCAAATTTAAATCAAGACACTCAAGCAGGTTCTTTAATTGCAAATTATATAAGACCAAATTTAAACCCATATGGAGGTGTAAATCCAAGTGCTCTTCAATTGTCTACTTTTTATTCTACAGGACATTTTCAACCAGTTGGAAATCCAACTTTTACTTCTGCTACTAACGATATTTACAATAATATAGAAGTTTATGGTGGAGATTGTTATTTAGATTATTTAGGTTTTCTAAGAATGTATGCTAGGTATAAAAATACTGACGAAGACGTTTCTTATTCTGTTGTTTTTCCATATGAATGTATTATTAATCATTCTTTAAGGCAAGCGTCTTCTGTTCAAAATCCAATGTATACAGATGTAGGTGCAAGACCTCAAAAAGAATTTGATACACCTGGAAGTACTGCTTTTATTAACGGAATTTTTATAGCTAATAGTGGAGGTTCTAAATTACTTGAAGAGTTTAACTATAATGATGTTCTTACGTTTAATGAACTAAATAATTTTTTTAATAGTCAACCAATCGGCTTCCAAAACAACAACGAGTTTCCCGTAAGATGGAGGCATACATTGAATAAATTCTACGGAGACCCAATAGATTCATGGAGACAATTTGAAATAAATAGCTTTAAAGACGTTAATGGTCAGCATGGTCAAATAACATCTTCATCTTTTTTGTTTGGTGGAATTTATTCTTTTCAAGAAACTGCTTTTGGAAAACTTAGAACTTTTGATCGTGCAGCACTTGAAAGTGAAAACACTACATCTTTAACAACAGGTGTTGGTCCTGCTTTGGATGGAGTTGATTATATATCTAGTAAATCAGGGAATCAACATCAATGGTCTTTAGTAAACACAGGTAAAGCACTTTATTGGATAGACGTTTTCAATGGTAAGTCTATGAGGTTTGGTCAAGATGGAACAACTTATTTGTCAGACACTAATTCAATGCATACTTTTTTCCAAAAACAATCTAAGTTCTTTTTAAATAAAGATAATCCATCTAATTTAGATGGGATTCTAGGTTCTTGGGATTCTAAAAATAGAGAAGTTCTTTTTACTTTTAAAAGAGACGAATATCTTGTTAGGTCAAACATATTTGTAATAAAGTCTGATGTTTTAACTGATGTTGACTATTACGAAAATAATGAAACTGTTTTTGTTAATTGGACAGGAACTAATCTTCCTACAAGTGGTTTACATCTTCCTTCTGGAAATTCTCAAAACGGAAACAATTATAATACTTTGCAATACGTTTCTTTAAAAGTTGGGTCTAATTCAATGTATGTTTCACAAATTAATGGTACAACAATAACAACTTTAGTTCAAATTGTAGCAGGTCAAAACTACTTATTTTCAAGACCGACAGAATTTGATAATTGGGAATTTGTTCAAATTAATAAAAGTAAAATAACTCCTTTTAGATCAACTGTTGTTTATTCGGAATACATTTCTGCATTTACTCAATTTCATTCTTTTAAACCTAAATTTTCTATTTCTCATAATAAATTTTTATTAACACAAGACTCTGATATTACACAAAGAATTTTTTACGTTCATGGAAAAAACCCTTTAATGGCTAATTATTATGGTTTAAATTATAAAACTTCTATAGAAGTTGCTGTAAACGATGGAAGTGAATTTTCTAAACTTTTTGATAATTTAAGAGTAGCAATAAATACTATTGGAACTACAACTATGGATAAATTTATATTTTCTACTCAAAAACAAGATAGATTTTATAATGTTCAAGGAGATGGAAGAGTTAAGTTTTTAGAAGATAATTTAAGATTACCAATAAGAAGACAAGATCAATCTGACAGAATGAGGGGAAGATTTCTAAATATGATATTAGAGTTTGGTAACAACTCTAATAAGTCAGTAAAAATTGATAACTTCATAAATCATTATAGAGTTTCTAATAGAAAATAATTATGGCAATATTTAACGATACAAGAGAGCTTTCAACACAAAAACGTCATGTTGGTATGAAGCGAATGACTGGCTTTAGAAAACAAGTAGCCGCATTAGCGGGATATAAAGATGACGGAACAAAAAATTGGTGGGGAAAAATAGGAGGTACAAAATATTTACTTGGAACAGGAGTAGTAGGTGAATCAATTCAAAGAGGTGTTGGTCAATGGGCTTCTAAAGGAAGTGATGCTAACCAAGTTTTTAAAGAAACTAATGATGAATTTTTTCAATCAAAATTGGCTGAAGTAAATATGAATCTTGAAGGAGCAAAACTTGCTGCTAAAGTTGTTGGTGGTGTTCCAGGAGGAGGTGATGTAGCAGGAGGTAATGTAGGAACAGGTGATCTTGGAACAGGTGATGTTTCAACAATGAGTGATGGAGCAGAAGGAGGTAGTGGTATTGGCACAGAAGGTATGAGTGGATCAGAAAGTTCAATCAGTACTGAAAATTTAAATAATTATCTAGGAAAAAAAGGTAAAGATCTTATTGAAGATCAAATTAATAAAACATCAGAAAAGTTATCAGGTAATAAAACAGATAAAGAATTAGTTAAAGATTTAACTGAAGAAGAGGAAGAAGATGGGGTTACTGATGTTGATGAAGAAGCTCTTAAAAAGAAAAATAAATTTACAAAAGCTAATGAAAAATTTAAAAATGTTACAGATAAAATTCCTGCTGCTGGTAAGTTTTTATCTACAATGTCTCAATACAGAACATCATATTTAAATTTAGAGAATGAAGCTGATAGAATTTCATCTAATTTAAAAAGAAAAACTGCAAAAGAAAATGAATTTAATTATTTATAGACATGCCTGGTATTTTAGACAAACATAAAAACAAAAAAAACTACACCTAAGTTTAGTCCTCCAATAAAACAAGATATTAAAGAAATAAAAACATCACTTAATAATAAAAAAGATATGCCTAACAGTTCTAAAAAACAAATAAATTTACAAAATCTAAAATTAGGATATGTTAGTGCTTTCGATCCTAAAACTCAAAAACCTGTAGGAAAAGCAAAACTTGTTAGTCCAAAAGAAACAAGGAAATTCTTAATTAAATTAAAGAAAATTTCTGATAAATATCCTGGAACAACTCCTGAAGATTTTTTATCTGTAATGATAAAAGAAAACAGTTTAGATAAAGATGGTGTTCTTTTGTTAGATCAAAAATCACAATTAAAGACAAATTCAAAAAATGGAAGAGCAAGAGGTTTAATACAGTTTGTTCCTAAAACAGCAAAAAGGTTAGGTTTAAATCAAGATGATTTAGCTACAATGACACCTTCTGATCAATTAGACTATGTAGATAAATATTTTAAAGGAGCAAAAAAAGGTTCTTTAAAAAACTACTCAGATTTATATATGTTTACTTTTCAACCTGCTGCTGTAGGTGAAGACGACAGTTACATAATAGGTAAAAAAAATTCTACAGACAAAGGTCTTGCACAAAGATACAAATCAAATTCAGCTTTAGATAAAGACAACAGTGGTACTATTACTAAAGGAGAGTTTCAATCTTGGTCTCAAAAGAACATGCCTTCAGAAACAAATAAAGATTTATTCTCTAGTGTAGATACAAAAGCTTATGAAAACTACTATAATGAAGTAGCTAACCCTGTTGATCCTAAATTAAAAGAAGTTGTTTTAGGAGAAGACCAATATGGAAAATATGTTAGTGTTTTAACAGACATGGGTACAGGAATGAAACCTCAATATACAAATCGTTATATTGATGATACTGATAAAGGTTTGCTTCAACCAATTACTGATAATGAAACAGTAGAAATAAAAAAAGTTGGAGACGTTGATTATGTTCAAATTTCATCAATAGATGAAAACAACAATGTTCAAAGAAGATATATTGATATTGACGAAGATAGTGATTACGATCCATCAGCAGAAAGAGGTTATAAAGCCGAACCTATTGAAGCTAAAGAAATGTATCTAAAAGAAATTAAAAAGCAAGATCTTTCTGAAAAAGGACTTGCTAAAGCTCAAGATATAACTGAATCTTCTTTGGCTGATTATGGTAAAGATACTGATGAGTATAAAGAAATAAATTTTAATTTTCAAAAAGATCATAAAATACCTTTTATAAAAAAAGATATAGAACAAGCTAAAGAATATGCTCAAAAAGAATTGCTAAAAATTTCTAATACAATTGCTAATTCTCCACCTAGTAATAAATCTATGTACGAGCCATATCTTAAAAAAGCACAAGAAAACTTAGAAATAGCTACTACACAAGAAAAGAAAACAAATGAGCTTTTTCAAAGATATAATGATAAAGCTAACATTTATAAACAGACTAAAAAATCAAATAAATACTCTAAACAATTTAATGAATTTTCCACTACAGAAAGGAAACAAATTTTAGAAGGTGCAGGAGATGAAGATTTAGATAAAATAAATAAATTAGGTGAACAATTAACTTCTAATTATAAAACATCACTAGAATCAGAAATATATAAAAAGTTCAAACCTAAACCTTTTGTAATTAAAGATAAATATGGAAGATTGCTTCCAAATGCTGGGAATAATTGGTTATCTGATGGCTCATCTAATGGCTCAACTACAACTACAACTACAACTACAAATGGTTCGGGTGGTAATGGTAATGTTGATGTTAGTGATGATGGATATGAAGAATCAACAATAGGTGCAAACCAAGAATCTCCTGTTGATGAAAATGGAAATCCTATTAATTATACAAGTGAGTATTACGATGAACAAATTGCAGAAATTGATGAAATTTTAAATGAAAAACAAAACCCTGAATTTGAGCCTGATTTTTCTGGATTAAAAAAAGATGATAAGCTTGGAAATTTTGCTGGTAATGCAATGGATATTGGAAGAGGTTTACTTGGAGCAAAAGGTATGCTTGAAGAAACGCCTACTTACGAAGAAACAGATATATTTAAAGAATATACTCAAGACGCTATAAGAAGAAAAGACATAGGCTTAACTCCTATAGAAATAGCTAATAGAAAACAAGATGCAGAAAGAGCTTTTGCTTTTAGTAATAAAAATTTAATAAGAGCAGCTAATGGTAGTGCAGGAACTTATTTGGGTAATCAAAATGCTTTAAACAAAGGTCTTCAAGATCGTTATGCTAAAATTTCTGAAGAAGATCAAGTAATAAAAAGAAACAATTTAAGTAGATTTGATTCTGCTGCTGTTAATAACGAAAATGTTAATGCAAGAAAATTTAATGCTAAATTTGAAACTGTAATGCAAAATAAAAAAGCAGGAGCTAAGCTTGTTAGAGATTCTATAAAAAACATGAATGAACGTGCTGCTTTTGAGGAACAATACGGTGAAGGAAGTATGAATTATGAATATCAAAAAGAATTATTAGCTTCTAAACAGGAGATGTCTTTTACATTAAAAGAAGCTAGAAAATATCAAAAAGAGAAAAGAACAAAAGAATTAGAAAAACAAAAAAAGGATTATTTATTAAAAAAGAAAAATTTAAATAAAAAATAACATGAGCGATTGGGCAATGTATTCAGCGTTATCAGGAACTGATAACTGGGAGAGAAAAAGACAGGATAGGGCACAAAATCTTATGCTTGCTGAAAAGATGGAGCAAAGGGCTCAAAAAAGCATGAATGATCAAATGCAAATGGAAGCAGGTATGAATGAATACCTTAACCAAGCAAGTCAATTTGATGTTATGCCTGAAGATCAAGAAAGAATAAATGAACTTGAAAAAAGATCAAGAAGAGATATAATTAAAGGAATTACTAAATTTAACGGAGATTTAAAAAAATACATGGCTTCTGGTGGTTTAACAGATTTAAACGGTTATAAAAACAGTATTTTAAAATCAGAAGAAGTTAAAAATGCAGCTGCTAATAAATCAACTTATGCTGATTTTGTTAAAGCCAAGCAAAGCAATTTATATGTTGGTAGAGCTGAAGTTCAAGTTCCTGTTTATGATAAAAAAGGAAATATTCAATTAAAAAATGGAAAGCCTGTTACTAAATCAGCAAGCTTAACAATGGATAAGCAAATGGCTTTGTTTAAAAAAGGAATTATAACTAAAATAAACATTGGTAATGTAGAGAAAAAAGCAGATGTAAACCCTATGACTTTTAAATCAGTATATAAAGACGATTTAAGACCTTGGTCTAAAGATAATATAGTTACTGAACAAGATGTTTATAACGTTGCTATAATGAGCGGAAGTGAAGAACAAGCAAGAGATATTGCAAAAAATTATGGTAAAGAATTTTCTGAAGGAAAAGCTTGGAAATTCAAAGCAATGAATAATCTTGAACTACAGAAATTAAAATCAGGAATTCAGGTAGATAAAGCAAGAGTGCAAAAATTAACAACAGTAAAAAGTTCTAAAAGTAAAGGCTCTTCAAAAACAAGACTTTTAAATACTGTAAATAATCAATTTGATGAATTAAAAGTAGGAACAATGGCATCTGATGTACTAACTCCTGGGGCAGAGAGAGGATCAACAATGTGGGGAGAAGGCTTTAAAAACATAATGAATAAAGGAACAAGTGCTCCAATTGCAAGTAAAAAATTAAGAGAATTTTGGGGAGATTATTTTGTAAACGGAGCAGGTAAAAATAAAATCGCTTATGATATTAATTTTGATAATATTGCTGCTAAAGACAAAGCTAACAATACAAATTCTCTTGAAGAATATCCTAGTTTTGGTAGATATGATATATCTACAGCTGATTCAGTTGTTCCTTTAGAGTATGTAAGAAAGAAAGTAAATGGGAAAACAAAAAAATTCGTAAAACTTGAAGTTTCGTTTCAAGACAAGCGAGCAGGAGGTATAGATGACGGAATTCCCGAATCAGTAAGGTACGCTACAGGTGATGAAGATAGTGATCTTGATCATTTAGCAAATAATTGGGTATTATCCAAAAAGGCTTACAATACTGGTGATAGAGATGACGACGAACTTGCATCTACTGACGTAAGGACAGGACATGTTTTAGTAGATGTTACAGATGATCTTCAGTTACCTAATTTTGTAACTCAAGTTAATAGAGCTTCAGGAATAACTTCTGCCATGGATGGAGCTCCACAAAGTACAACTCGACAAAATACTGTTGATGCTAAAAATGAAAATATGAATGCTCTTATTTTATTACTTCAAGAAGAAGGATTTGAAGGAGAAGCTTTAGATCAAGAATTATACAGATTATTAAACCAATAAAAAACATGAATTATTAGAAAAACAATGTTTAATTTTAAGAAATAAGAAAAACAATATGTCAGAAGAGATCGAAGAAAGGAAACAGCTTTTAATTGATAATATAAAAGAAGAAAGTAAATTATCTTCTGATTCTGATTTTTCTAATAATGAAGTTTCAGAAGAGGGGTCAGACGATCCCATGACAAATAAAGTAAAAGAAAAACTTGGTGATTCTTTTTTAGAAAACCTTAAAACTGATCTTTCACTTTCTTCTTCATTTGAAAATCCTGGTGAAGAAAATATTTACAGAACAATAGATTATAATAAAGAAAAAGAGCAAGATGTAGAAGTTATTACAAGCCAACAAGGATTTGATCAAGGTAATACTAAAGATTTCTTGAGTGGTATGTTTAATGAATTAGTTATAGGTAACGTAGAAGGGTTATCAAATCTTATACCTACTGTTAATAATTTATACGAAGAAAAAGACTGGGCAAATAATTGGATGGACGCTGTTAACAAATGGGGTAAATCACAAAGAGTAATTTTTTCTGATGATTTTTACAAACCAATGGATAGCATAGGAGATGTTAATCAATCTCAATTTTGGGGTGCATTAGGTAGTGGAGTTGGTTTTGTGTTAGGTATTGCAAATTGGGCAAAAGCACCTAAGTATTTTACTAAGTCTGGTAAAGCTCTTGTTAAAGCTGAAAAAATAATAAAGTCAGAAAAAATAACTGATTTTTCTATGAGGTCAGTTTTAAAAATAGGTAAACTTTTAAAAGGTGCAGGAGTTGTAAAAAGTGCTAAGCCTACTTCTCAAATTGTAAAAACTTTTAATAAAGCATGGAAAACAAACAAAGGTGCTACTGCTGTTGAACTTGCAGCAGCTACAAAAAGAATTAACGACATAAATAAAGCATCAGCAAGTACTTTAAAATGGTCTGCTCGTGCAGGTTCTTTGTTTGGAGGAACAACAATGATGTATAATCAAATTCAACAAGATGCAATTGAATCAGGTCTTAGTCGTGAACATTCTGCTAGGTTTGCAATGTCAGTTGCTACACTTGTATCATTAACAGAAGGTATGGCTCTTGAATGGCTAGGTAAAATACCTGCAAAATCTTTTCGTAATCTTTTACTTAAAAACACAGTAAAACAAACATTAAAAACAGCTGGTTCAAAAAACTTAACTGCTTCTCAAACAGTTGGATTGTTTACTAAGAATTTTCAAAAAGCATCAGTTATAGGTGCAGGTGTTGCTGAGGGTGGTGCTGTTGAGTTTGGTCAAGAATTTGTTCAAACTTATATTGAAGAAGGAGCTAGACAGTTATATGATGAAGTTGTTGCTGGTAATGCAAAAGCAGGTGATGGAAAATTTGGAAAAGAAGTATTTGATTCATCAGCTGATAATGTTTATGATTTTTTTGATAAAGGTAAAGACGCTGGAACTACATTTACTCAGTCATTATTTGCAGGTATGATAGGTGCTATCATTGGTAGTGGAATGGGTGTTAACTCTGTTATTAGAAACGGTTCTGCTACTAACGAAAGAAATTTACAAAAAGAAACTCTTTATTCTTATTTATCTCAATCAATAGTTTCTAAGGACACAAAAGCTTTAGCTGATTTAGACGCTCTTATTGATGAAAACGTAGATAAAAAGAAAATAACTATAGAAGAAGGAAGAAAAGCTAAAGAAACTATTCAAACAATGTCTACTCAAATTGTTGGTTATGTTTCTGCTGGTATAACTGATAACATTGCAAGTTGGCAATTATCTACTTTAGATAACATTAATGATTCAATTGAAAAAAGAAAGCAAGAAGCTAATGTTCCTGAAAGTGCTAACGCAGTAATAAAAAAAGATTCTAATACAAAAAAAGCATTAGTTGATCAAGTACAGAAAAACATTATTTCTTATTTTTCAGAAATCATTTCAGAAAATTCAGCAAGCGAAGTTGGTGCTAAAGATTTTCAAGATAAAATGTTAGAGTATGATTTATTAGTTGATGGTATAATGAATAAAAACATTACTGATTCTAATGAACTTAAAAATGATTTAGAATCTATATTTAAGAAAGAATCAGAAGTAGAATCTCAAGAAAATAAAAACAAAATAATTAAATCAAAAGATAATTCAAGTCAAGTTTCTTATGAAGAAGACGGATATACATATACTCCTGAAAATATTTCATTAGCCGAAGCAACTCTTGGAATTGATGCTTCTACAGACGTAAAAGCTCAAATGGAAGAGATAGCTAATAAATTTAACGTAAGTCTTGGTGCAGTTACAGAAGCTCTTGATAAGACAACTACAAAAGGTGTCTCTAACGCAAAAGAACAGTTTAAAAACAATAAAAGCACAACTACTACAACTGATACAACTACTACAACTGATACAACTACTGAAGCTATTACTGAAGATGAGGTTACTGCTATGGCTGTTCCTAGAACTTTCTTTGCAGATAGAATAGCTAGAATTAAAGAAGTTATTAGTGGTAAAAGAAAAGCGGGTTATTCAGGTACTGTTGGTAATGAAATTGCTTCCCCAATGCAAGATGAGTTTAATGAAAAAGACAGTAATGATAGATTTATTAGTAGAGGGGGCTCAGACGTTTATTTAACACAAGAAGAAAAAAGTAAAATTGCGAAAATAAAGGCTGAATATAAAATAAAGAAAATTAATAGTGTACAAAGAGAAGAAGCAATTCAAGAAGTTCTAAGAGATGCTTTTAAAAGGGCTTTGGCTACATATGAAGTAGTTGAAGACGCTCCTACATTAGGAGTAAAAGAAAGAGTTGAGGCTTTTAAAGCTAAAACTGCTAAAACTACTGATACAAAAGCAAAACCTAAAGTAGATAACACAGCTGACACAAATACTGATACAAAAGCAAAGCCTAAAAGAAGTATTACTACAATAAATGATATTTCTAAAAATAACTTTTCTGAAGAAAATGATGTAGATAATCCTTTTATTGTTGCTGAAAACGCTGATGGAAATTATGAAGTTTCTCTTAATGAAAATGGAAATCCAACTTTTGTTTTAAATTCTCCTCAATCTTTTTTTCAAACAGGTGTGCAACAGAGTAATGAATCAAGAGGCATGAAAGGTGCTGTTATGACTTCTCCTGCCATTGTAGATAAAAACGGGAAGGTTATACAAAATGCAAAAATTACTTTTACAGAAAAGGAAGGGTTTGAAAATGATTTTAGCAACACAACGAAAACAACTCAAAAACCTAAAGTAGATTCTACAACTAATACAACTACTACTACAGATAATAAAACTACTAGCACAACTGATAATTCTTCTGATACTAGTAAGGAAGAAGAAGCTCGTAAGGATAGACTAGCTAAAAGAAATAAAAAACTTTTTCCTAAAAACCTAAAAGGTAAAAATAGTTTATCTGCTTTTGTAAGTGAAATATATGACATTACAACAAACGAAAATGGATTACCAACAGCAGTATATAAGAATAGAAAGGGAGAAATAGATGTCGTAATAACAGGCTCTAAAAATGGTAGTTTAACAGACTTGGTAGTTTTTAAGAGAATGTATAAAAATGGAGGAATAACATCAACTAATCAATTCACCTCTAAGTTTCAGATTCAAAGCAAAGAAGCTAATTTTAAACAAATGTTAAAGGATGCTCAAGATAAGCTTCCTGAAAACCACGAGTGGGTTGAAAATAAAAGTATATCTATAAGTGGATTGAGTGTTTTTAACAAAGCTTTAGATTTTGGATATACAACTAAGAAAGACTCTGATGGAAATGTAGTAACTAGAGACACTCCAATTAATATAGCTACAAAAGAAAATGTAGATACTATAGGAGAAGAGGCTTTTGATTCTTTTAAATCACAGTCTTTAGAAGAAGCTAATAAAAAAGCAGAAGAATCTAAAAAAGCTTTTCCTGGTATTGAAGTAGAAGTTCAAGAAACAAAACAAGGACCGCTTAAATTTTACAAAGTAATATCTAAACTACCTGTATTAGTATCAAGTGATGCAATAGATGGTAATAATAATAATAATAATTTAAATCAAAATCAAGATGGCAAAAAAAGCAACGAAAAAGGCAACGAAAAAAACAACGAAAAAAGTAACGAAAAAAACGAGGTACTCTTAGATGAAATAAATCCAGAATCTTCCACTATAGAATTTACTGATGAAAACAAGAATGAATTAGATAATTTATTTGATAATATAAGCAATGAAGAAAATGTAAAAGAACAACTAGTTTCTCCTAGAACAGATCGTCAAAAAGCTTCATCAAACAGAAACTTAAATGACAAAATAAAATCTAGATTTAAAAAGCTATTTCCTAATATACCTGTTCGTAAAATAAATCAACTTTTTGACAAATATGGTGCAGAAAGAATGGCTAATGTTACAAAAGAAGGTATTGGTATTTCTGACAATGCTTTTCAAGATTCTATTATTCATGAATATGGTCATATTTATTTAGACATGATCGCTGATTCTCAAATTGTAAAAAGAGGAGAAGAATGGATTAAAGGAACTGAATATTTTAAAGAAGCTCAAGAGTTATATCCTGACGAAAGTGAAGAGTATCAAGCTAACGAAGCGTTAAACCAAGCTATTGCTGAAGATTCTTTTTCTAAATTGGAAAAAAAATTAGATGGAAATTTAATAGAACAATTTGTTGAATTAAGTAAAAAGATTTGGAGATCTATTAAAAGAAAATTTGTAGGAGTTAATGATAACGATTTAGTTTCTTACTTGTCTGATTCAATGATTTATGCTAGTAAGCCTTTTAATGTTAATACTTCTTATTTAGGAAATAATACTAAAAATCAATTAACACAAGTTAGTGAGTTTACTGCTGAATTAAGTAATAAGCTGCAAAACTCTATGGCTACTCTTAAAATATTCATTATGGACAACCCTAATATGCAGGGTAAGATTAGTGAAGAAACTTTAAAAGGTCAAATGTATTCTCAAATTGCTGATCTTCTTAATAAAAATGGAGACATATCATTAGAGGAAGGTTTAAGTCGATCTCAAAAAGCTGCTGAAGTAGTTAAACAATTAGATAAAAATGGAACTACTGGAATATTAATTACTAATGCAATAGAAAGACTTAGTAAAATTCCATTGATGAACGAAAAGGATAAGGCAGATTCTATTAGTGAAGCAATGGATGCTATAGATGGAAAAAGTAATAAAGAAGATATAAAAGGTACTCAAAGAATAAGCACTTCAATAAAAGGAATTATGGCTTCTTTGCTTACGCCTGATGGAGAAATAATAAACCAAGACTCAGTATGGAGTTATTTAGGCTCTTTAGCTTCTGAAATATCAAATAAAAAAGATTTTGATAAAAGATTAGAAGAGGATTCAGATACAAATGATGTTGCATTTGCTATAAAATCTCTTCTTAATCATATTAAATTATATGATTCTGCAAATAAAAATAAATCTAAAGAAAAACTAAGTCTTTTGAATTCTTTTTACACTGAAATAATGTCAATTACACCTGTAAATTATTACTCAGTTGTTGTTGAAAATTTAAAAAATAAAGCAGGAGAAATAACAGATGGAATAAAATTAAAATTAAACAAATTAAACAAAAGTAGATTAAGCACAAAAGCATTTAATGATCTTTTAGAAAAGATGAAGAGTAATTTTGATTCATTTAAAATAACTCTTAGTGGTGATCAAAATGTAAATTTAAAAGAGTGGTACAAAAAGAATAGCGTAATTCAAAAAGGAGGAAGATATTTAAAGTATTCTGTTATAGAAGATTTAGATGAAGATCAAGTAATAGATCAAGTCCTTGATTATTTAGGTATTTCAGGTGTTAATTTAAATAATCTTTATACTGCTATGAAAGATCAAGCTCCTAAAGCATTTGATACTTTGCTTGATAACAAATTTGTAGATTTAGCCCCTAGGCAAGTAATGGCTGTTAAATTAGTTGAATATTTAGCTAATACAGATTTAGACCCTAAGTCTTCTGTTGGTTATATAACAAAAATTTATCAAAAATCTAATGCAGATACTGGTGTTCAAAGCATGTTTATTAACTCTTCAGGAAACAACATAAATAGCATTAGATATGGTTTCTTTTTAAATAGGCAGTTTGATATGCTTAGAAATAATAAAGAGTATGCTGATGCGTTTTTAAAAAGTCCTGTATTTAAAGGAAATTCAATTCTTAAAAGAATAATTAATAAAAAAGAAGACGCTATTGAATGGTATATACATGATGCAATTAACAATGTTATAACAGGTAAAGTTTCAGAACATTCAAATCAAAACGGTATTGATTTATTATTGAATCAATTAATAAATTTTGGAGCAACAATTGGTAATACATATGGGCAACAAGCTTATATAAACGACAGAAGTCATACAACTTTTGCTAAAGTAGATTTTATAGATTCAAAACAAGTTGACTTTTCTATGGTAAGTCAAAAATCTAAAGAAGAATTTATATTAAATCAAGAATATAAAAAGCTACAAAATGTAAAAAATGGAGCTAAACTTCAAAAAGAATTTATTAAAACTTTTAATGAAATAAGTTATAATCAAGCTGAAATTATTGACGGAAAAATTGTTGTTAATGTTTTAACTTATGAAAAACAAAATAATGAAAATTCTTTAATAGTTAAGAAAAGAGCTGAATTAGCAAAAGAAGTTGATAGAATTAAAACAGCAATAATAGGTGCTAGTTTAGAAGAAGCTTTATTAAAAGATAGATACAAAGATAAAACTTTAAATAATTTTATAAAAGATTTTATATTTAACGACCATATAAACAGACAAATGTTAACTGACCTTTTGCAAGGACCAATGGCAAAACGTATTATAGTTAATAAAGGAGATGGTGTTTTTAAAATAGATAAACCTAATATTATAAAAAGAGCAGCAGGAATAGATTCAGGAGGAGCAAAAGTAGAATTAACAAAAAAGGTTAAATTTTTTGTTTATAAGAAAAACGACTTATTGAACAATCCAGTTTCTGATTCTTTTTCTTTTAACGGTGCAGGCCTTTATCAAGAAGTTAGATCGTTAATGGGTAAAGCAAATCCTCAAGGTCATAACGCTAAAGATATGATTTATCAAGTAGATGAAAATGGGGATTTATTATTTGTAAAGATGAGTACTCTTAATCATGTTAAAGAAGTAGATGAAAAAGGAAACGAAATTGATTCTATTAAAGAAATGGGTGATGGATATACAGATGTTGCTGAAATATTAGATGCTCTTGAAGCTAAATATTCTGATGAATTTCATATAAAAATTGTTGATGAGAAAACTCTTAAAGGAGAATTCATACATGAAGAAGCAATGACTTTAGAAGAAATGTATGAAGAAGTTCAAAATGGTAATTTAGAAAAAATATCTTCTAAATCTAGTTTTGAAAAAAAGATAGTTAATTATCAACAACCTTTTAATCTACATAACGATATATCTCAAACTGACTTAGAAGATCAAAAAGTAAGATTGGGTTCTCAAATATCTAAAATAATTCTTAATCAGTTAGCAAATAGAATAGATGGTGAAAATGGAGATATTCAGCGTTTTGAAAACTTAATGGTTGAAATTTCTAAAAAAAGAATGGGGCTTTATGGTGATGAAGACTATAATGATTCTGTTCTTTATGAAACTTTATATGGTACTGATAATTTGTTACAATCATTAGGAAACAGTACAGACCAATTAAACGATCCAGCATTATTTACACTTATTCAAGAGGTAAGAGAAATAAATAGACAATTAGGAGAAAATCTTGATGATGCTAGAAAAAACATATTAAAATTAAACAGAAAAGGTAATTATGAAGATTTATCAGATTCTGATCAAATTTCATATAAAGCATCAGAAGGAGTTTTAGCAGGAAAAAGAACAATTAATAAACTTGATCATCCTGATATGATTACTAAAATTCAACAATTAATATCTTCTAAAATAAAAGAAAGGGCATTAAGAGTTGAACTATCTGGTAAATACGTACAAATGGCTCCCGATTTAGCACATGGAACTGAATCGGCATTAGGTGCAAATGAAGTTAAAGTTCCTTGGTCTATGTTTGGTAAAACAAAAGAACAAGCATTAGCTTTTTTAGATGAAATGAAAGATAAAGGAGGTCTTAAAACAGTTCTTGTTCGTGTTCCTGCTTCTGGTCCTGTTTCTACAATGAACGCAACTGTAGTAGGTTTTGTAGATGGTAAAAGTAATACAGCTATTCTTCCTCATGAATTTACTTTAAAATCTGATGCTGATCACGATGGAGATAAAGTCTTTATATATAGAAATGATTTAAAAAATTCAGGAGAAGAAGGTTCTTTAAAAACAACTATTAAAAACTCAAAACAAAATGAGTTGTTTGACATGATGTATGAACTTAATGGTACTGAAGAAATAATTAGACAAAGAGATGAAGGAGATTTAGATATTAAAGCTCTTAGCGATGCTGCTGATGATTTGCATGCACAACTTCTTAAAGAAGGTAAAGAGGGGTTAGACGTAGGCTATGACTTCTTAACTCCTTCTGAATTGGCTAACTTAAATAGTAGACTTTCTTTTGGTTCGAATGCAGTAGGTATATTTGCAGTAGCAGGTAAACTAGCTTCTATGCTTAGTCAATCAAATGCAACTTTAGTTGAAGCTTTTACTGTTGATATAGGAAATGGAAATGTTCTTTCTTTTAATGATTTTAAAATTGACAACTTAAAAGACATTGCAGTTTTATTACAAGCAGCACTTGATATAACTGCTGATCCTACATTACTTAAAACAGGTGTAAATGCAGTAACTGTAAATGTAGCTTCTACTATGGCAATGTTAGGTGTAAATCCTAAAGAAATAATGAGGTTTTTAAATAACAAGTCAATAAAAAAGTTTGTTAAAAATTTAAACTCAAATGATAATGCTTTTGAAATAGACAATGATCAAGCTGTAAGACAGACTTTAAAGCAATTAATTTACGAAGCAAAAAAAGATAATTCAGAAGATCTTGAAATTCTTGAAGCTTATGATAGATTATCTAAAATATCAGACTCTCTTAATTCTTTAGTTAATATTGTCCAAATGGATGGTAAAATACCTAATGATAGTGCTAAATTAAATGTTGTTAAAGAAGCGTTTGAAAAAATGTATTCTGGTAAATCGCCAATATTATTAAATAATTTTACAAGAAGACCTTTAATTAAACATTATGAAAAAGTTTTAAATTTAGTTTCTGATATTTATAAGCATCATTTTGTTATTGAATCTGAAGCTTATGCAAAACAAGTTGATAAAATAAAACCTAAAATAACTTATGCAGGTGGTACAAGTAAATATTCTTCTGAAAAAAATAGGAGAGGTGTTGATCAAACTTTTTTACATATTGCAGCACAAAAATTGCTTTCAAATGAAATGTTAGAACAAATTGAAGGAACTGTAGGTGGTGCTAAAGTTTGGGTAGATAATTTTGTTAAATCAGTAAAAACTTTTACTTTGTTTAAGAATTCATCAAAATCTACAGAACAAATGTATCAAGATTCTGAAACAGAATATTCTTATGATTTTGAAAGATATTCTAATATTACTTACAACAAAAAGAAAATAAATCTTTATGATCTTTATGAAAACTCGCCAACAGGTTGGTTGGATTTTTTAAATAGTTTAGGAGAAAATGAATCTGCTAAAATTGAAATTACTAATGCAGTAGAAGATTACATAGATTACAAATCAAGAGTTCAACCTATGATAGACGTTTCTGGAAATAATTTCATTGAAATGCTTAAAGTTAAAACTAATGATGATGATGGAACTTCAATATTGTCAGGTTCTCAAGATATTAGATTTATGACACAATCTGACAAGAAAAAAGCAAAAGAAGATTTTCCTAAATTAAGTCAAGACTTACAAGATCAATTTAAAGCTTTTCAAATTTTAAAATACGGTTTAAGTAATAAATTAGGATCTTTGGTTTCTATAATGCCACAAGAATTTGGAGCAAGTTTACTTGAGCAAATGTCTCAAATTGGAGAAAATGCTGGCAAAACAAGTATAGAAAGTTATAATATTAATTTAAATTACATAATGGCTAATCCAGGTCTTGTTCAAGAAATGGAAATTGAGCCTTACAATACAAGAGTTATAGATGGAGAAACTTATTTAGTTGCTAAAAAAGAAATTGAACTTGATGGTGTTAAAATAAAAACTGACGAACCTATTCATTACAATGGAGATGAAAAAACAGGAGATAATGGAGATAGGTTTATTAAAAGTAAATCAACACAAGAAATATATCTTCTTCGTGGTGGCGAAACTTCTAATCCTGGTAGTTTGTTAAAAATACAAACTACTTTTAGTAAAAGTGATAATCATGTTTTATATGATACCAATGCAAAATTAGTTTCAGGTGAAAATATAAAAGAACAATTAATAGAAGCTGAAGCAATAAGAAACGGTTGTAGTTAATATATTTAATTAAAAGAAATTATGAGTTGTCCTATAAAATCTAATAAAGATTGGAAAGCACTTGTTGCTAAGGTTGGTGAGCAAAAAGCGTATTTAGAATATGTTAAGAATGGAAATCAAGTTCCTGCTTCAAAAACAGTAAAAAGAGAAATTAATAAAGGAATAGGAAACAATATTGAATTTAGCAATCCTGTTACAACTTCTTTAATTAATGAATACCCTAGTTTAGCTAAAGAAATTATTGACGATTTAGTTACTTTATTTCCTGATGTTGTATTTAGCAAAGAAGGTATTATAGATAAAAATGGAAAGTTTGTAGAAATAGAAGCTGGAAAACAAGGAATGCATTATAGAAATGCTTTTATATCTATGGTTTCTTGGGCAAATGATTCTTTTTTAGAAACTCCTCCACATGAATATGCTCATCATTATATTGACATGTTTAGAAATCATCCTTTAGTTGCTATAGCGATAGAAAAATATGGCGAGGAAAAATTGGTAGAGAAAATATCAAAAAGATACACTAAAGAATACACTTCTCCTGCTTTTTCAAAATGGGTTAATAAGTTTTGGACTATGACTAGAAGTTTATTTGGAATTGAAAGTATTAATGATAAAATATATAAAGCTTTTAAAGAAAATAAAAAACTAAGTAAAGACGAATACAAAGGAACAGCTACTGTAAGGTTTCAGGATAAACCTAAAATAATGAATAAAAAATCACAAGCAGATATAAGTAAACAATCCAATATTAAAAGATTAGTAAAAAATGTTTTAACAATAAGTGATGAAGCAGGATTAAATTCTTTTAAAAAGTTTTTTAAAAAAATACAATCAACAGAAGACAGTCCAAATAAAACAGATAAAATAAGAAATTTCTTTCTAGATAAAATAGAAATTTTAAAGGAAACTGATTTAGATGACAAAAAAAAATATATGGATTTGTCTGAATTAGATTCATATGATTTAAACCTTTTTAAAGACAATCTTACAAACGATCAAACAGGTTTTCAATATTCTAATTATTTTGCTTTAAAATTATCAGGTGCTTCTGATACTTCAATATTTATTGATGATTTTTTTAAAGCTATAAATTCTAGTACTATTAAAGATTTTCAAAATAAATATGAAATAGACTCAAAACTTTATTTTAATATTCATAAAAGAATAGAGTATAATAAACAACAAAAAGAGAATCTTTTGCTTGATGATGGAAAACTTGTTTCTGTTTCTGCTGTTGAAAAAGAGGTTTTAAATGATATTGATGAAGCATCTAAAAACAGAAAAAGAAGATATAATAAAGGATTGTTAAGTATTAATTCTTTAGAGAATATTTTTAGACTTGTTACTAAAGGAGTTAATGTTTATTTAATGAGTCCAAGGCTTAAAGCCAAATTAATTACAGGTAAGAATTTAAGTTTATTGCAAAAAATAACTTACGATTCTTTTAATGAAGCTTTAAATAAGCAAAATAAAATTTTACAGAATTTTTATGAGAAATTTCAAACTAAAAAACTAAGCAATAAAATTAAATCTAGATCTTTTCATTTTAGTAAAAAAACTAAAATAGATGAATTTAAAGGAACTTACGAAATAAAACAAGAAGGAAGAAAATTTAAAATAACAGAAGCTGAAATTCTTAATATATATTTTTTAGCAAGGAATGATTATAGATCATTAATTGAAAGTGGTGTTTATTTAGAGGATGATATTGAAGGTAGAAAATATGATAAAACCATAAAAATAACTGATCAGATTATAAAAGATATTGAAGAAATTGTAAACAATAGCAATGAATTGTCTGAAGTAATTACTAAAATAGATAATGGTATTAAAGTTATTTTTGATGCTAGACAAGAAAATCATAAAAAAGTAAATCCAGGATTTGAAATAGAAGAAAAGGATAATTACTTTCCTTCTCCAAGGAGAATGAGTACTAATACAAGTTCTAAACCTTCTATTCAAAATTTCAGAAGTTTAAATTCAAATAATTCTTCTAAAAAAAGACCAGGAAGTACAAAGCCATATTTAGTTAGAGATGTTTTTAGAATAATGGATAATATGGCAAGAAACGAATCTTTTAATGCTAGTTTTGAAATTCCTATTAGAAACGCTAAACTTTTATTAGATAAACTAATAACAACTACAAATAGACAAAACGTAAAAGATTCTGGATTAATTAATAAAACACTTGATGGTTTAAAAGAAAATGTTACAAGAATACAAGACAATACTGAAAAAACTTATGGAAAAAATGAAAGTCAATTTTTGCAATTTCTTAAAAGAAAAAGGTCTAATTTTGTTGCTTATGTTTTAGGTCATGGAATTCCTGTACTTTTTAAACAACCTGTTTCTTTACTTGCTGCTGCGACTGTAATAGATCCTAAGTTTTTATCAGATTCAATGCTTAATAAGGTTATTCCTAAGACAAGTTCTGTATTTGAAGCTTATAAAGAATCATTAGGTAAACTTGAATTTTCTCCTCCAAATAAAGGTCATACTGTATTTCCTTTTGAATGGGTTTCTGATCCTGATGAAGAAACTTCTAAAGAAATGGAAGCGTGGAGTCCAACTTTATTTCTTAGAACAAGTGGAACTCAAGATTTTTCTATTGAAATGAATGAAGCTACTTCAGAAGCAGGAGATAATAATGATTTTACAGATTTAAAACTTTTTGGTGTTGGTAAGTATTTAAAAAACATAATTAGAGGTAAAAATGAAAACTCTGGATCAGAAAATCTTCGTGTTTCAAAATCTAGAGGAATGCAGGGTATTAGAGTTTTTGATACAACTACAATAAAAAAGATATGGAGAGGTGCAAAACGAGAAGCTAAAGAAGTTTACGGTATTACAGAACAAGATGGTGCTATTTTTTGGGAACACGTTGCTGCAAGATCAGAACAAATAACTAATGAAACTCAACCTACTTACGACCTTAACAATAGATCAGGACTTTCTGCTATGGGTTCAAAAAATGAAACCATTAAAACTTTAACTATGTTTTCTTCTGCAAGAGAGAAAATGCCTAATATGATGATGGAGAGAATGATTGAATATGTTAATGAACCTAATGACGTAAATAAACGTAAATTAACAAGAACTGTAGCTACAGTTAGTATTGGCGTTGCTCTTTTTCAAGCTTCTATACAAGAAATCTTCAACAGTCTTAATGGTTGGCTTGATGATGATGATGAACCCGAATTAGATGAAATTCCAGAAAGTATTGCTTTAGAAATGTTAAGAAATAATTTAGGAAATATTCATGGTGCTGGTACTGCGGGTAACGGTATTGTTTCATATTTAGATAATGAACCTTGGCATCAGACAACACAATATCCTGTATTTCAATTATTGGATAATATGGAAAAAACAGCAGCTTATGGACTTAAATCAGATCCTAAAGTTTTTGAAAGTATGGTTAAATATGGATTAATGTATAAAGGAATTCCTGGGGGAAGTTATAAAGTAGTTTCTCAGGTTATTAAGAAGATTGCTGAATAATAATTTATAAATTAGTAAGAAATAAAATAATATGAAATTAGATTTTAGTGTAAGCAATGTAGATTGCTGTAGTAAAGTTAAACTATGTGACACAACTTGCGAGTTTGATCCTTGCCTTGAAATTGCTTGTGCTGATGGATATGGTATAGGTACTAACAAAACTAAATACGACATTGGTAGTACTGCCTTTAATTTTAAAACTCCAAATGGAACTATCTACAATAATGTAAACTTAAACTTTAAACCTGCTACAAGGTCTTACGGTAAGTTTCAGATTACAGGTGGTACTACAGGTGCTATTGTTGTAAACATAAACGGGTTACTTGTTTCTAATACAGTTTTTATGACTGATATAGAAACTACATTAAAGAACCTTGTAAATACTGCTAATGGTGATTCTAAGAACACTGGTTGGCATATGGAACTTATTGGTACAGATACTATAAAAGTTATTTCAAACATTCCTGGTGTCCTTTATAATGGTCTTGACGTTAATGTCGGGCTTAGTGGGGATATTACCGTAACAATGATAGATGATCCTACTGCTTATGGTTCAGGTGTTAACAATTGTGTTGAGTTTTTAATCTCAGACATATATGGTTCTAACGCAGCTCCTGTTGGCAACAGTGGTCCAGATTTCGCTGATGGTGTTTATGAAATTACATATATTATTTATGATTTATTAGGTGTTGAAATAGACCGTGTAACAAAATGTATTCTTTTTGACTGTAATGTTAAAGCTTGCGTTAAGGCTGCTATTTTAAAATTAGAAGATGGTGCTTGTGGTGGTTGTGTAGACGATTTAATTGAAAGAGTTTTAAAAATAAAGTCAAAAATAGAACAAGCTCATGCTCAACTTGCTGAAGGATTGGGTGATTGTGCTAATGATACTATAAAATCAGCAGGAGAATTATGTAATAATATTTGTTTAGACTGTTAATATGGGAACTTACGCTATAACATTACCAAATTTGCAAACTAGAATTTCTGAAAAAGATCTTTTAGTTCAATCACAAGTAAATACTTATTCTACAGGTAACGCCTATAGAACTCAAGAATACAAAGTTATTGAGCAAGACACAACTCAAACTAACCAAGTAAAGCAAACTAAATTTGACGTAGGGGTTATTTGTTATAACGAAACATTAAAAAAGCACTATTACATTTGCACTGAACCTGGGGGTACAAGTAATATAATGGAACTTGTTGATGGTGATTCTGAATGGAAATGGTTTGCCTATCATCCTAACACTGCTCAAGGAGGTTATACTCCTGATAAATATGTTTATTCTAAAAAACACAAAACTTATTATTCTTGTTCGGCTGGTTTAGCTGAATGGGATGAAGCGACTTGGGCTTACACAGGAAGGGGAGATGCTACGGGTCAATATCTTATAGCTTATGATTCTAAAAGAGATTTAGTTATTTCTTTTGCAGTAGGACATACAATGAATCCTAATTTTCAAATATACCTTACTACTTATGATCCTTCGATAGCTTCTACTACTGTAGATCCTAGTCCTAATGCAGGAGGTAACATTCTTCTTAGTTCTAACTACTTACATAACATAAGTACTATGGGTGAGCCTCTTAATGATTTTAGTCATTTAAGTTATTCGCCTTATGATGATTCTTATTATTTTTGTATTATAGGAGCTTTATGGAAAACTAATCCTATTACTGGCGTTACATCTCTTGTCTATACTTCGACAGGAGAAACTTTAAGTCTTGCTTTTGATGGAGATACAAAATATGCTTATTTAATTATAGAGCATATTAATACGCCTACTATTAAAATAGAAATGATTGAACTTGATACTTACACTCTTGTAAGTTCAAAAACAATAAGCACAACTAATTCTCCTTTATTTACTAGATTAAGTTTTGCTACTATATTGTACGCTAAAGATATTCTTTTAATTTTAGTGTATTTTGATGACAGTGCAAACAGTCCTAGTTTTGCAGGATCAGGAGCTTTAAGAAGTTCTGCTCTTTTAGGGTACAATAAAGATATTTCTTTAGATTTAATGTTTCAAAAAAGGCTTTATGATAATTGGAGTGCAGGGGGTAATTTTCCTCAGCAACAATTTTATTATCTTCCTGGTTTTTTTAGTCAAACTCAAATTCCTGCTCCTAATGTTAAGAATTTTCTTAGTACAATTTCTCCTCAGCATTTTAAAACCTTGGCAGGAAATCAAACAGAAGTTCATATACCTGTTTTTAATCCTGTTAACGATGCTTGGAATAGATCGGTAATGTTAAACATAAACCCTGTAACTCCATATCCTACTGTAGCAGTACCTGTGGTTGACGATTGTTGTTTACCTGAGTTAATAGTTGATATTAATTGTAAATTAGCTAAGAATAGCTGTGAAGCTACTAAAAGATCAATAGTTGGAAGACACTTTAATAATGTTTGGAAAAATTCTCAATTATTAGAAGCTGTTCTTTGGGTAACAACTTTTGATTGTTTAAGTTGTGATGAAATAGAAAAATTAAAATGTATAATCTCTAAAATTTAAAAATTATGTCAAATTGTGGATGCGGGTGTTCAGGAACAGGAAACTGTAATCAAAACTTAAATAGTTACAACCCAAATAATAATTCTACAGGTAATTTCAAGTACGATGGTACTGCTATTACTTGTGCAAATAGTAGTAACTTAACTACTCCTACAGGAACTGGTTTAAATACAGTTATTCAAAATTTATTAAATCAACTTTGTTCTTTATCTTCTCCAAGTTATTTAGCCTATAGTGCTTTAAACAAGGCTTCAACTTCTGCTGTTGGTGTTCAACAACAATTAGCTTCTGTTGAATTTGTAGGAACTAAAAACATAAAGATTGGAGAAATGATTAGAATAGTTTTTTCAGGTCAATATAGTTCTTTTATAGGTGGTACAAGTCTTCTTTTTGGAGGAAGAGTTTATAGTAAAGATTCTACGGGTGCTTTTACATCTCCTGTTTCTTACTTATCAAACACAGTTACTTCTTCTGCTACTACAGTTACTGATAATTTTGAATACACTGTTAATGTTACAAGAGTTTCTGATTTAGTTCTTCATTTTGCTATTAACGGTAGTACAATATCAGGTACTTTACCTAATAAAATATCAAACCTTAATGAAACTATTACTGGTAGTTTAACTACTCACGATTTAGTTCTTGATTTTGTATCAACAAAAGGTCATTTTAATGATATTTATATAATAAAATCTATAACTATGGAACATATTAGACCTTAAAGGTTTTTTTTACTATTTTAGTAACTCACATTAAAAGAAAAAGAAATGGAAACAGTAGAAATGATTAAAGTAGACGAAAAAAAAGAAAAAATGGACAGTAAAGGATCAGAATTAACAATTGAAACAGCAATAGTCTTAGGAAGGTCTATTGTCAATTTATTAGAATCATGTTCTTCTTTAAATGGTAAATTGTATTACTCTTTAGGAAAAAATGAAGTTAAATTACAAAAATTTGCTTTAGAATATAGGAAAAAACAAGCTGAATTATTAAGCAAATACGGTTTGTTAGATGATAATGGTTTTTTTAAGCAAAAAAAAGAAGAAGATATGCCTCCTAGTGGAAATCCTTTTTTATTTAAAAGTGATGATCTTGAGCAGGAATATGAAAAAGAAGCTGTAGAGTATTTAAATACTACTGTTTCTCTTGATTTACACAAAGTAGATAAACTTCTTTTTGAATCTTTAGAAATACCTACTGCTGAAAATAAAGATTTTTTTGTTTTAGTTGATAATTTGTCTTTTTAAGAAAAAAACATGTTAAAGTATAACAATTATTTAGAAGAATTAAAAAAACCTAAAAATCTAATTAGTATTGGTACTAAGAAAGATGGTTGGGCAAAAAAAGTTCAAGAGTGGTTAAATCTTCATAGATTCCACACTAAAGGTTATTATACTCGTGTTGAAATGGATGATTGGTTTGGAAAAGCTACTGCATCAGCAGTAAAAGAGTTTCAGCTTATAAATGGATTAAAAGAAACAGGAGATGTAGATTTAAATACTTGGCTTTGTCTTGTAAATCCAATGTATAATGCTTTTATGCATATTGGAGATATTAATGGAGATGTTAGCGAAAGATTAGTAGGGTATATTAATCAATTTTGCGAAGAGCATCCTACTGAAATTCATCCTAATTCTGGCCCTTGGGTTAGAGCTTTTATGAAAGGAAATGAAGGAGAATGGGCTGCATGGTGTAACGGAGTTGTTTCAACTGCGTTAGATCATGCATGTGCATCTCTTAATATTGATATGAATAGTATTTTAAAATGGGAATGGTCTTGTGAAAGAACTAAGCAAAATGCTTTAAAAGAAAATGGAACAGCTAAATACTATAGTCCTGAAGATCTTTTATTATGCAAAGATAATGTAAAAATTGAAAGAGGTGATATATTTTTGGTTATCAGAAAGTCTGATAATCGAGCAAGACACATTGGTGTAGTGGAAAACGTAAATGAAGGTGTTGCTTCTTGTATTGAAGGAAACACAAATGACGAAGGAAGTCGAGAAGGCTATGAACTTTGTAAAAGAAAAAGAAATTTAACCAATGGCAATTATGGAATAATTAAATTAAAATAAATTGTTATTATGGGAAATTTAACTCCTAGAAATACTTTAGAGTATTTAATACAGAAATCTAATACCTTATTAGCAACACTAGGCGCAGCACCAGTTTTAAGAACTCCTTCTGTCGTTATAATTTCAGCTTCTTCGGGTAATACTAATTCAGGAGTAAAAGGCGTTTGTTTGTTGGTTCAATCAAATGACGCAACAGTTGGTGGTATATCTATTCCAAATGGAACTTCTATTGATTTTAACGCTACAGGATCAGATACTATTGATTCTATTTCCTATAATGCTGGTGCAGGAACTATAATTATAACTTATTTAACTTAAAAAAATGGGTACTAAAATAATATTAAATAGCTCAGGTGGTAATATATCAACAGCAGATTTAACTTTTGATGCAGCTCATACAGCAAATATAAATGGTTACGGTTGGCAATTAAAAGATTCAACAGGGGCAAACAGAATACTTTTCGATATTCAACAAGGGTTTGGTTCTACACACGGTATTGGTTATGGTGGGGCTGCTATAGCTAATCAACATACATTTTATAATATAGGTGGTACTAATCAATTATGCTCTTTTACTAATCTAAATGGTTTAAAATTAACAGGAGATAACGGTGATTATTTAAACTTTGGTAGTGCTGGATTTTTATTGACAGTTAAACCAAGTACTGCTTACGGTGCATCAATTTCAGTTTACCCCAATATTATATTAAAAACAAATCACAGTAGTCAAGGAGTCATTTTCGATACAAATAATTTTGTTAGTTTTAAAAAAGCTACTGTTCAACATAGTTTAATAGATTCTTCTTCAAGGTGGATATTAAGAGGTTCAGCAGTTGTAGGTTCTGAAAAAATAAGCTTACAAGATGACACACTTATTAAAGGCTCTGACAATTCAGTAAATACAAGTGGATTTAAGTTTACTGATATTAATAATAATTTACTTTTAGATATAAGAAACAACGGTCAAACAGGTTGGGGAGGTAATAAAGTTATCAATGTAGCTCACGCATTTTACAATTCGGGTGGAGGTTCTGCAAGTTTGGCAAGATTCTATGAAACTGATGGTACTATTGGTATTAATTTAGCAACAAACGGAACAATAATGACTGCAAACAGCAGTCAAGGAACTATATTTAGCACTAACGCACAGGGAGGTGTACCACATATAAGGCTATTTCATCAAACAAGGGGAGAAATTATAGATTTACAAAGTGGTGCTTCTCATATTGATGCAACATCTTTAACATTAGGTGGACAAACAGGAAAGCCAGGAGCTAAGGTTTCAATAATGCAAGCAAGTGCAGTAGTAAATCAACAACTGTTTTTTGGGAATATTACAACACATACAGCAGGTAGACTTGGTTCTGATACAGGGTTTGGAACAAATCACAAAGGTTTAGAATGTTTTGATACTACAGCAAATAAAAAATATGTTTGGAATGGAACAGCTTGGGAAAAAATAAAGGGAAATATTGAAAGTGTTTCTGTTGCAAGTGCAACAACTGTTACACCTAATATTGATATTTCAGAAATGGAAATTGTTTCAGCCTTAGCAAGTGCTTTGACAATAGCTGTACCTACGGGAGTTGCTTCATCATTTTATGAGGGGAAAGAATTAACCTTTAGAATAAAAGATAATGGTACAGCAAGAGCTTTAACGTGGAACGCTATTTTTGTAGATTATACAGGAATACTACCAACAACAACTGTAGCAAGTAAAACAGTTTATATAGGCTGTAAATATAATGTAGTAGATACTAAGTGGGACGTTGTAGCAGTACAGGTTCAACCATAAATAATAAAAATTATGATAACAATAACTTTAACAGAAAATTGTGGAATTAAGGCAGGAGGTCTTGATATTTATGCAGCAGGTGTAAGAAAAATTTCTTGTCCTGGAAATATAGGTACAGGAAGAGAAACTGTTCAAACTTTTAATATACCTTTTAATTGGGCATATGGAGAATCTACTGAATGGAAAGCAGAAAACACTATTCAATTAAACATTGAAGGTTCTGATAAAAACATTATGGGTCAAGACTTTGAAATGGAAACTGAAACTGGCTCTGATAAATACGCTTATTCTGATGGTTCAAAAGCAGGTTTAAAAGCTTTACACTATATGATGAGTAATTACGGTAAGCAAATTATTGAAGAATATTTTCCTACTATTGGAACTGTTGAAGTAACTTATTTAGACTAACATATTATGATTACAATTATTTCTAAAATAGAATTAGAAGGTTCTGATGATCTGAAATATACAGATATTGGTCATACTCAAGACGTTAATATTATTAATCAAATTAACGAAGATTATGATTCTTCTTTAGGTAAGTTTATAGGAGAAAATAAAACTAAACTTGAATTAGGAATTGTTAGTATAAGTGCTTTTTTTGCTAATTATCCTTTTGTGAATGAAGCAAGAACTCAAGTAGAAAATTCAGAAAACTTAGGTTTAGTAGAAGTAACTGATATAAATCAACTATAATGGCTGTACCTACTAAGGGAAATACTACAAATGCTAATCCAACACCAGGGGCAAGCTCTAAAACTCAAGCTCATACTCATAACACAGGTAGTGATAGTTTTATAGTTGCTCAGTTTACTATGAGTAACACTAGAACTTACACAGGTTGTACTTATGGAGGGCAAGCGATGACTCAGCTTTATCAAATTAACAGAAGTGGATTAGGGCAAAGAATGGCATTTTTTTACTTGGAGAATCCCCCAACAGGAGGTAACAACATAGTAGTTAGTTTTAATGGTTCTCAATGGAATCCTATTAGCATACACATAAGAAGTTTTACTAATTGCGGGGGAATTGGAGCATCAACTAGAGTTGGAGGACAAACAACACCAAACAATGGAAGCTTAACAGTAGAAGATGATTCTTTAATAATGATTACTTCATGTTCTATAAACGCTATTACAAGCCAACAAATACCAACAGGAACTAATCAATCATATACTCAACACAATACTAATAGACAAGTAGCAACAGGTGCTATTAGTGCAAATGCAGGTCATAGTGCTGGTAGTATTACT